TTTGGGAAGTATCAGAAAAGAGTCCTAAACATTTACCAATAACAAACCTAATAGAAGCATTCATAAATTCTGATAACGCATAAATTTTAACAAAATTTTAACACTTATAATTTTTTTAATTAACAAATGTTTATTAGATTTATACTATAATTAAAACTAAAAAAAATGAGATTAGACCACAAAATAAAAGCTATGTTATTAGCACAAGAACATTACTCAAAACCTATATACAAAGATAGTTGGGAAATGTTTACAGACAAAATATCTACATGGACTTATCAGGAAAAAGTAGATTATTTACAAAGACTTGCTGATTGGACTAATAGTCTTACAGATCAGGAAAAGCAAGGAGATTTAAAAGGTAGCTACATAAAACGTAAAAGATTTATGAGCATATTAATTAATTCACTAAAACAACACAAACATGACTAGAGAAAAAAAATTACAAGTAATAAATAAAGCAAATAAAATATTGTTTAACAAAATTGATGTAACTATTAATTCTATGCAACCTGATAATATTTTAGATATGGAAATAGGTTTATTATTAGAAGCATCATTAAGACACATAGGAATGCTTGAAACAAAACAAACTAAAAACTAAATAAAATGGATTTAAATAAAAGAGATATAATAGAAGCAATAGTAGAGGCTGATAACTTATGCCTTGAACCAGTAGACCCAATTCAACTATACAAAGAGTATGCTGAATTAGATGACCATAACTTAATAATAGAACTTGTGTCCACATTGAAATTAGCGAGTAGGCAAATAAGATTCTTAGAGCATCAAAAAAAATTATACTATTATGAAAAATAAAATATACGATAAATTAATAAGGATAGCAGCAATAAGTTTGCTTACTATTTCTTTATTTATAGGAAGTTTATTACTTTTGCTTTTAGAGCAATTAATAGACTTTGTATTGGGGTAAGGAAATGAGTTGGTGTATAGCTAATGACATTATTGTCTATGTTAAACCAATTCGTCAAGGTAAAAACCCACCAGTTAGAATAATTGTAAATTATAAAGGTAAAATAAAAGAAGGAAAAGAAGATTACACACAAGACATAAAACTATATAAAAAAATAAAAGAGATTTATTGTGCTTATTATAAGCATTTTAATTTGTAGTTTGATTTAGTTTTAGTTTGAGAAGGCGTCTATTTAACATAGGCGTCTTTTTTTTGTTTTTAAAAAAATAAATATGAAATTAAGAGATGTTCCTTTACATAGATATCAGAAATTTGCAATTTTAGATAATCCAACTAATGATGATTTGCTAAAATGTTTTTTAGGTATTTCACAAAAAGAATTAAATGGTATGCCATATGACACCGCGGAGAACTACTTAAAAGACATTGAAAATCAATTAGCAGAAGAGCACAAATTAGTGAGAACATTTAAATTAAATGGAGAACATTATGGCTTTATTCCAAATTTAGATGAGATTACTTATGGTGAAAATGTTGATGTGACTAAATATATAGGAGAATATGGAAGCATGCATAAAGCAATGGCTGTTTTATATAGACCTATAAAGCAAAAGATTAATGATAAATACTTAATCGAAGATTATGAAGGTACTTATAGTCGTGCAGAAAAAATGAAGGATATGCCTCTTAGCGTTGCTTTAGGAGCCATTGTTTTTTTTTACAATTTAACCAACGAATTGCTGAATTATACCCTGAATTATTTGGAGATACAAGTGAAAATGGAGAAGGAATCACAAGAGCAGATAATTTCGCAAGAAAATGGAAAGGATATTCTGAACTCTATACACTCTCTCAAGGAGATATTACTAGGTTTGAGAAAGTTACCAAATTAAAGTTACACGAATGCTATATGTATTTGTCTTATGAAAAAGAAAAATTAGAGTTAGAAAGTTTAATGATAAAAAAACAATTTAAAAAATAATGCAAGGATTTTACAACTTAACCGAAAAAATTAGAAAACATTTGCAAGAAGATGATTTTGTGAACACTGTTACTTATGGTGATATTTTTGAGGTAGATTTAAAAAAACAAAGCATTTTTCCATTATCACATTTACAAGTAATAACGGCAACAATGCAAAAGAATGTGTGGAATTTCAACATGTCACTTATAGTAATGGATATAGTAGATGAAAGTAAAGAGTACGTACAAGGTGTGCCTGAGACATTCAGAGGCAATAACAATGAACAAGACATATGGAATACTCAGTTAGCTGTAGCAAATAGGTTTTTAGAATTATTATTGAGAGGTGAATTGTATGAGGATAAATTTCAATTAGATGGAACACCTGTTTGCGAGCCTTTTGTTGACAGATTTGAAAACCGTTTAGCAGGTTGGACAGTAACGTTTAACGTGTTAATTCCAAACGATATGACTATATGCGAAAACTAACCCCTATATTAGGACAATTTGCAAGAGACGTAATTAACGAGGCTAGGATTAACCTTACTAAAGGTGATAAGAATGCTAGTAATAAGTTAATGGACTCAATGACTTTTACTGTAGATGAAAAAGGAGATGGATTATATGCCATAGATTTTATAATGGAATATTACGGTAAGTTTGTGGACAAGGGTGTAAGTGGTACACAGAAAAAATACAACACTCCTTTCAGTTACAGAAGTAAAGGTGGAAAAAGAGGTTTAAAAGGTATGCCACCTCCAAGTGCTTTTGATGGTTGGAGAATAAAACGTGGTATTGCACCTAGAGACGACAAAGGTAGGTTTCTTCCAAGAAAAGCTGCTAACTTTGCTATTGCAAAATCTGTATTTGAAAAGGGTATAAAACCAAGTTTGTTTTTTACAAGACCCTTTGACAAGTACTTTACGGATTTAAGTCAAGTTTTATTAGATAACTTTGATTTAGAAATAAGAAAAACATTTAAAAAATTAGAGAAAAATGGCTAGCATAAACACAAGAAGCCCATACTACGTAAATATTTCAATTGCTAACATGAGTTACGCTATATGTGAAATATATATTTATACAACAGGTGCTAATCCACCTGCTCAACCAACTTACGAGCTAAAAACAGATTCTGTAGACAATAATGCTACTTTTGAAATTAGTGAATTAGTAAAAGATTTTTTGGACCCACAATTAAATAATTATGATGTAAATTCAACTTATAATCAAACAACTTGGGTAGATGTTACAACTACAGCTTATAACTCTAATGATGTAGCATTAACTTCTAATTCACAAACACAATTAATAGCATCTATGGGATATGGTTATTTTGAGGATGGTTCTAATCCACAAAATGATACAATGATGTTAATTAGTAACAAAGAAATATTAATACCTCAAGGATATGTCACAAGGTTTCCAATAGACCAAAGTAAAGTTGAAAATATAGTTTACCTCGACAAAGGTAATGAAATTGTAAATTTAGCTGTGAGTAATGTTGGGAATGAGGGTTATAACCAATTTGCATATGTTAGCTCATTACCTAATATTGGTAGCAATAATAGCTCTAACGATTGGTATGAGACAGCAGAGCTAAACGATTACGATGTAGAAAATAACACATTGTTGGAAAGCTATTGGAATGAGGGTGGAACTTGGCAACCTATAGATACTGTTATTGTAGAGGGTACAATGGGTGTTT